GCGCCACCGTCCTGCTCGAGGAGATCAGAGACACCCGCCTGACGAGCCGGGAGGTCAGGCGGGACACCGGGCTCAGGTACGGGCACGTGCCCGGCGGCGACATTCCGGCCGCCCTGAAGTTCCGTCCAAACCCGCACGAGGGAGTCGAGTAGATGCCTCCGAGAGAGCGAAGCCGCCACATCTTCACCAAGGGGACGCGGCTCGACGACCTCGGAGAGGACGAGCTGTTTCTGACCGAGCGGAAGTCGTTCCCGTTCGAGCAGCTGTCGGACAGCGAGGCCCACGTCGTCGAGGCGGGCGACACGCTCTGGACGCTCGCCGGTCGGTACTACAGGGGGCTGCCGAGACCGTCCGGTCTCTGGTGGGTGATCGCCGACTTCCAGCCTCAGCCGATCCACGATCCGACGGTCGAGCTCGCCGTCGGAAGCATCGTCGTCGTCCCGTCTCTCCGCGTGGTCGAAGAGCGCGTGTTCTCATCAGAGCGCAGGCTGACGGGATGAGCCTGCGCCCGTTCATCCGGACCGAGCCCCAGTTCTGGGTGACGGTCGAGTCGGAGGCCGGGGAGTCCGAGCTGATGCTCGTCGACCCCCAGGGGCGCGGCAGGCCCCTCCCGCAGAACGCGATCCGCGTCCTGTCGTTCGCGTACGTCGACAGCGAGAGGAGGGCGGACACTCTCCGACTCACGGTGGACAACCACGACCTGCAGAACTTCGACGACCCGGTGTGGAAGAAGGGGAACATCATCCGCGCCTCCTGGGGCTATCCGGGGCGGATGTCGGCGCCGCGGGAGCTCGTCGTCACCAAGGTCACGGGGTTCACGGAGCTGACGGTCGAGGCCCAGGCCAGGTCCATCCTGATGAACCGCGTCGTCCGGAACCGTCTGTTCGAGAACATGCGGCGGAGCGACGTCGTCCGTCAGATCGCCCAGGAGAGCGGGTTCGGCGACGTGGAGATCGAGGACACGGACGTCGTCCTCGAGAGCGTCCAGCAGGCGCGGATGACCGACGCCCAGTTCGTCCGCCAGCTCGCCGACGAGGAGGGGTTCCAGTTCTTCGTCGACTGGGACGGGTTCCACTTCCACCGGCGCAGGACGGACGAGAGGCCGGTCCGGAGGTTCCGCTGGTACACCTCGCGGGACGCAGGGGAGATCATCAGCATCAACGTCGAGAACGACGTGACCGCCAGGCCGGGCCGAGTCAGGACGCGCGGGCGCAACCCGCTCGAGGGGGAGGACGTCGAGGGGGACTCCGGAGCCGGAGGCGCGGCCGCCGGCGGGGACACGGCGCTCGCCCCGGTGTTCGAGATTATCGACCCGGAGACGCGGACGGGGAGCGTGAACCCGGACTACGACCGCCAGCCGGACTCTCACGAGGAGCACGTCGCCCAGGACGAGGTCCGCCCGACGTCGACCCACTCGCCCGACGTCGCCGCGAGACAGGCCAGGGCCAGGGCCAGGCGCCACCGCCAGATGGCCGTAAAGCTGACGATGGAGTGCATCGGCGACCCGCAGATGTACGCCAAGACCGTCTTTCAGCTCGACGGGGCGGGGCGCCGTCTGTCGATCCGGTACTACACGAAGGAGGTCACCCACGTCGTAGACGGGTCCGGATACGTGATGACAGTCAAGGCTGTGTCGGACGGACACGGAGGTCACGCCGTCAGCAGTAGGGCGGCGGACGGGCTCGAGCTGCTCGACCCCGGGCCGGCTAACCAGGGGCGGCGCAACAGGCAGGAGGGAGAGGAGTCCGAGGAGGAGCGTCGAGACGGCCCGGGAGACGCGAGACCAACCGCGCCCTACGAGACCGTCGACCCCGAGACCAGGCGGACGACGATCACGTACGGCCAGCCGTCAGGACGCGCTGCGCGGTCCAGGACGACGACGACGACGACGCCGGCGGCTACGAGCGGAGACTGACGATGGACGAGCACGACGGAGCAGGCGGGCCCAGGCACACGGCGGTGTACCGAGGGGTAGTGGTCCGGAACGACGACCCCCTGAAGGTGGGGCGGGTCAAGCTGCGGGTGCCCGGGCTGATCGAGCCGGAGAGCGGATGGGCGCTCCCGCTGAACGTCGGCGGAGGTCACTCCGAGGGGCGCGGGGTCTACTTTGTTCCGGAGGTCGGCGCCGACGTCGCCGTCTGGTGCCACCAGGGGGACGTCGACGAGCTCCACTACCTCCCGGGCTGCTGGCGGGCCCCTGGCCGCGTCTCGACGCTCAACGACAGGGTCACAGCGAAGAGCGCCGAGGACGCCCCGTCGGTCCATGTCGTCGAGTCGTCGCGGTGGCTCATCGTCCTCGACGACAGCGCCGACACGCCGGCGCTCCTGATCCGCGACAAGGTCTCCGACGACGGCATCGAGTACGACGGGCTTACGCGCCAGATGACGATCTCGGCGACGTCGAGCGTGAGGATATCGGCGGTCGGGACCGTCGCGATCGACGGGCTGAACGTGACCATAATGGGGCGCCCCGTCCAGCCGGGGACCGAGCCGATCTAGGAGGGTGCGATGACGACCCCGATCGAGTGTCCGGAGATCGAGGTTGGCGACCGGGAGCTCTGCGTCCGGATGCCAGGAGGGGTTCGCGTCTGCGCATCCCTGCCGGGCGTGGACGCCCCGCCGCTCGAGCTCGCCCAGCAGCTCATGGCGCAGTCGACGGCGGCGATGGCCCCGCTGTCGCCGATCTTCGACGTCATCGGGGCCCTGACCGCCCTCGGCGACCTCGTCACGGCGCTCGTGTCCGACCCGTTCGACATCGCGGACGCGGCGTCCGAGCTGACCGACAAGCTGAGCCAACTGGCCGCGCTCGTTCCTCAGCTGTCCGTCCCGGCGATGATCCTCGATCTGGTCGACGTCGTCCTGACGTACATGGACGGGATGGCCTCCGCGCTGGACGTTCTCGCGGCCCAGGAGGCCAGAATCCAGGCGGCCATAGCCGTCGCCGAGAACGAGAACCTCGACGCTCTGCGCCAGGCGACGGAGTGCGCGTCGGAGCAGCTCGCAGCCCAGCTCGCCAACGTCAAGGCAAGCGCCGGGCCCGTCGACGGCCTGATAGGCATGATCAACACCTTCGGGTCTCTTGTTCCCGGGATGCCCGAGATCCCGACTCTGGGCGACCTAGGGGACGAGGTCGGCGTCGCGGCAGACCAGCTCAGCGCGCTGGTCGCCGTCCTCAGGTCCGTTCGGGAGACGATCCCGATATAGACCGCCTTGTCGGGGTCCGCCGGGCAGTGCTAGGCTAGGCGACGGGACCAGCTGATGACCATCCATCGGAATCTCAACTACGTCCACAACACGGGGAACGCACATCCGTTCTCGATCCTGAAGACGGCCCAGCTGGCCGGCTGGGCGTGCACGAGGTCCGGGAGCGGCAACGGGGGGGTCTTCGACACCGACGACGTGTTCGCCCAGGTCGTCCGCGGAGACGACATCGTCAAGTCCGGACCCGGGCAGAACGTCGGGCTCGGGAGCGGTCTCGAGGCGATGGGCTCCGGGAACTGCTGGTTCGTCCTGAGAGACCCGGACGGGAACCGGGAGATCGAGATCCGCCGCAGGGAGTTCGACGGCGACGGAGACGACGACAACTGGTCGATCTACTACTCGCGGACGGCCTCGTTCACCGGCGGGAGCGCGACGAGTCGTGCGACAGCTGTCGACGAGACTCAGCCGTGGGACTCCGCGGACCCTCTGTTCACGAGCGCAGGGACGCCGAACCTCATCCATACGGCGTTCGACGACTCGCCGAGTCCGGCGGGCGAGTACGGGTTCTGCTCGGTTGAGTTCAACAACCCGAATTCGCTCAGGTCGGTGATTTCAATAGACGACCTCCGCAACGTCGCCGCCGGAGATCCGGACCCGTACTGCATATTCGTGGACGAGAATCTCACTAAAGAAGCGTTCTACAACGGCAACGCCGGTCACACGTGGACGAGCGGTGCGGGTTGGGCCACGGGGCGGTACTGCTGGCCGGAGAACTACCACAACTGGGGACGCATCGCCTACGACGGAGACGAGCGCCACCCGTCGATAATCTGCGTCGAGCCGACCGTTCAGGGCTACCTCGGGACGTCTCGCTGGTTCCGCGTCGCCGCCGTCGGCAGGGGCTACCCGAACACCGGCGGAAACCGCCAGTACCTGTACGTGCAGGACTGCAGCATCGTAGACCTATTGGATGGCTCGACCGTCCCGGCGGCGATCTGATGGCCGACTACCCCGCCCAGACGCTGGACGTCCCGATCGACGTCGTCCAGGTCGGCGGGATCACACCCCCGGCTCCGGACACGACGCCCCCCACCGTCACGTACGTGTCTCCGACACCGGGCGCTCAGCTCGACGTCGACGGGTCCGTGGTCGTCGACGTGACGGACAACCTCGATCGGCTCGCGCGGGCGATCTTCGCTCTGGCCATCGCCGAGACGGGGGTGACGGAGCTCGTCCACGACGGGACGGCCTTCACGGCTAGGTACGTCGCCGGGTCGACCAGGTCTGCGATCGCGGACGGCTACAGGTTCGAGCTCCGGCGCACCGGAGGATGGCCGGACGGGAGCATCACCGTAAGGGTGTTCGCGTCCGACCTTGACGGGAACTTGGAGTCATGAGCGTAGACGCGACGTTCACCGTCTCGACCGCCCTTCCGACGCCGACGGCGCCGACGACGAGTCCGGCTCCGTCGAGGGTCGGCGGGGGGGACTTCCTGGGGTTCGGGGTCCTGCGCCCGTTCGTCCGCGACAAGAAGAGCGACTGGGCCTCTGACGGCGGCGGGAGGCTCGTCGCGGCGTGCATAGGGCAGGTCCTCGGGACGCGGGCCGCGTCCGAGTTCTCCCAGGGCGAGATCCCGTGGCGAGACGAGTTCGGGAGCTGGCTCCACAGGCTCAGGCACGCGAGCAACGACGACACGACTCGGGAGATCGCCAGGGTGTACGTCGCCGAGGCGATCTCCCGCTGGGAGCCCAGGGCGAACGTCACCGGCGTGGAGGTGCTCTCGGAGGACGTTCCAGGCCACGGCGAGGTCGCCATGGCGATCCGAGTGTGGTTCGACCTCGCGTCTCGCAACTCCCCCGGGAACACCACGCTCCTCCCCGGGCTCGAGGCAGTCGTCCCGCTGGTCTGACCTCGACGAGACCCTCCGAGGTCAGGTATGCTCGTCCCGATGAGCCTCATCGGCGGCACCACGGACTACACGGACAAGGACTTCGACAGTCTGCGGGCCAGGCTGATCAATCTCGTCCGGAGCGCGTTCCCGGCGTGGACGGACTTCAACGTCGCGAACTTCGGGAACATCATGATGGAGCTGTTCGCCCACGTCGGCGACGTCGTGCTCTACTATCAAGACAACCAGTCCAGGGAGTCGCGTATCACGACGGCCCAGCTCAGGCAGAGCCTGCTCGGGCTCGCGAAGCTCGTCGGCTACACCCCCGGGGGGGCGTCCGCCGCGACGGCCGAGGTCGTCGTCACGCTCGGGGCGCCGCCCATCGGGAACGTCACGTTCGCGGCCGGAGACCTCTGCAGGACGCTCGAGATAACCGACCCCGTCGTATTCCAGGTCCTCGGAGACGTGACCATCGTCGCCCTGACCGACCCCCCGACCGCCGTCCTGCAGGTCGAGCACAGTCTGACCGCCCAGGAGACGTTCACGTCGACAGGGCTCCCGAACCAAGAGTTCACCCTGTCGGACACGCCCTACCTCGACGCGTCCGCGTCGATTTCCGCCGCAGACGGGGCGTACTCTCAAGTCGACGACTTCCTGTCGTCCACGTCGACGGATCGGCACTACACCGTCACGGTCGACGAGAACGATCGGGCCACCGTCACGTTCGGGAACGGCATCAACGGGGCCATCCCGCAGGGGACGATCACCGTCGACTACAAGAGCGGCGGTGGCGATGACGGGAACGTCGAGGCCGGCTCGATCCGGAAGCTCGACAGCTCCTACACAGACCACCTCGGGAACCCCCAGGTCGTGACCGTGACCAACCCGTCCGCGGCAAGCGGAGGATCGAACAGAGACACGATCGAGGAGATCCGTGAGGACGCTCCGGAGAGCCTCAGGGTGCTGAACCGGACCGTCGCCAGGGAGGACTACGAGATCAACGCCCTGAGAGTGGCCGGCGTGTCTCGAGCCCTAATGCTCACGTCGAACGAGCGGGCGTCCATCGACGAGAACGCGGGGATGCTCCACATCATCCCGGACGGCGGCGGCCTGCCGACCCAGACCCTGAAGGACGCCGTCGAGACGATGGTCACGGTGACCTACCCGAACACCATCACGTTCGTGCTGTCCGTCGCCGATCCAGAGTATCTGACCGTAGACGTCCAAGCGACCGTCTACCTGGTCGAGGGAGCTGTCGCCGCGACCGTCGACGCTGCGATCAGGTCGAATCTCGCCGACTGGTTCGCGCTCGACGACGACGACGGATCGTCGAACGAGAACGTCGACTTCGGATTCAACTCGACGGACTCCGACGGGGACCCGGACCCTGTCGTGGCATGGTCCGACGTCTTCAACGTCGTCAGGGACACGACGGGGGTGAGGAAGGTAGGCGACGGCCTGGGCGACTTCATCTTGAACGGCGAGCGGTCCGACGTCTCGCTGGAGGTCCAGGAGTTCCCGACGCTCGGGACCGTCACCCTGCTGAACGGCGACACCGGAGGGACCCTCGCGTGACGATCGTCAACGGCAGCTTCGAGACCCGGGCCGGCGGGTCCGGCCCTGGCGTCGCGGACGGATGGACGACGTCCGTCACGTCGTCCGGGGAGGAGTTCGCCGAGTTCGACCTGGACGTCTCGAACAGCGTCGCGACGGGCCAGGAGACGTTCGAGGGGGAGTGGCCGGCCGGGTTCGTCGGGCTCGTCGGGGAGTACGCCGGGTACTACGTCGATCTCGACCCTGCCGTGTTCGCGTCGTCCCCCCGTCCCGTCGAGGACTTCGAGACGGAGTGGGGGACTGGCAACCAGGGGCCGCTCAGCTTCCAGTCCCTTCCGACCGAGGTCGCCGTGTTCGACGTCGCGGAGCCGTCCGGCGCGGAGCCCGTCGAGGACTTCGAGGAGGGGTGGCCCGCGGGGCAGACGATCGTCCCGTCGTTCACGTCGTCCGACCTAGAGTTCGCCGACTTCGACGCGTACGACTACGAGGACTTCGAGGGCGGGTGGGACAACGACTCCTACGTCTGGTCGTATCCGGCCGGCTGGGGAGTGTATCTCTCCCCGGCCGGGTTCGCCACGGGCTACGGCGTGAGCGGGAACTTCGAGACGTTCGAGGGGGAGGCATTCGACTTCGAGGTCACGAGCGTCGCCCCGGCGACGGACACGATCACGAAGGTCGGGCACGGACTCGCGACTCCGTGGGCTGTCACCCTCCGCAACGAGGGGGGGCGGCTCCCGGACGGGCTGTTCGCCTCGACCGAGTACGTCGTCCAGAACGAGACGGCCGACACGTTCCAGCTCGCCGCCGTCAACGGCGGGACGATCATCGACATAGGCGACGTCGGCTACGGGACCCACTACGTCAAGCACGACCCCGGTTGGTTCTGGACGGAGGAGCTGACGGGGGTCTAGCGGAGGAGAGCCATGAGCGAGGCACAGTGGTCGGTGTTGACCGACTCTCTCGGCGCGTCGAGCGTGGCCCGCGGCGTGACGGCCGGGGTCGTCAAGCCGGCGGGCGGCGGCGACTTCGTCTACGGGTTCAACTCGAAGTCGATCGTCGACGGAGCCGTCGGGCTCCACAACAACCAGGTGAACTTCGCCCCGATGGCCAGCGGATGCTCGATCCGCGGGGCACTGAAGCGCGCGGCCGGGGGCGGGAACACGGGGTTCGCGCCGTTCCTGTTCGGTGCGCTTCAGGGGGCGTCGGTGAACGACCTCGGATACCTGCTCGGGATCGGGGACGACGAGCCCGGCCACATCGTCCTGCGAAAGGGGTCGATCGTGACGGGGCTGCCCGACACGACGCCGAACCCGCCGACGACCGACGTCCTGATGCGCTCGACCGAGACGTTCGAGGTAGACACCTGGCTCCATCTCCGGCTCGACGTCATCGTCCAGGGGACGGGAGACGTCATCCTGCAGGTATTCCAGAACGACTTGGACGTGAACGACGTGACGAGTCCGGTCTGGGAGAGGATCACGGGAATGGAGGGTCCCCAGTACCCGAGCATCGAGGGGTTCGTCGACGACTCTCTCGGAGTCAACACGGGGAGCGCCCCTTACACGTCGGGGCGGGGAGGGTTCGCGTTTCGCGTCGAGGACGTGACGCGGCGCAGCTACTTCGACCACCTCGAGATCGCTCGGCAACTCTAGAGGTCCCTGGAGGTACATCGTGGCCCTGTCGCCGTTCGAGCGAGACATCGGAGACGAGCAGGGGCGGATCGCCGAGAGCGACGCCCCGGGCGGGAGCTACGTCTTCGAGCTCGGTCACGCTGGGCGCGAGACGGGCTACTTCGACGCGGGGGACCACATCGAGGTGTCTCAGGCCAACATCGAGTTCGACGCCCAGGCGGCGCTCGCCAGGGTGACGGTGAACGTCTCTCTCCCGACCGAGCTCCCTGCGTCGCTCGAGTGGGAGTTTACGGCGCGGCTGAACGGTAGCGCGCGCTACACGCGGCGCTTGAGGGTCGAGCAGCGGACTCTCGAGCTGACCGACATCGCGATCCCGACGGTCGCCGCGCTCGCCGGGCCTAACAACACGCTGGCGTTCAGGCTCGAGCTGGTGACCGCCTGATGGCCGAGCAGGTTCAGCTCCCGTCCGTCCAGCTGGACCTCGTCCGGGAGGACCTCGGCGACGCGTCCCGGGCGACCATACTGTCCGGCGGGGCCGAGGCCTTCGCGCTCGTCGACGGTCAGACGCTGACCGTCGACGTCGACAACGCCGGGGTTCAGACGGTCACGTTTCTCGCCGTCGACTTCGACGACATCGCGGAGGCGACGGCCGCGGAGGTCGCCGCCGTCCTGAACGGGGCGACCGCCGGCCTGACGGGCGCGACCGCCGCGGCCGAGTCCGGGCAGGTTCGGATCACGTCCGACAGCTACGGGTCGACGTCTGAGATCGACGTCACGGGCGGGACGGCCAACGCCGAGCTGGCGTTCTCGACGACGCCCGTGACGGGGGCAGACTTCACGCCCGTCGTAGAGCTCGTCAACCGCATCCCCGAGGACGGAGAGACAGAGGTCCCGCTCGACGCGGACGTCGAGATCGAGCTCCACGACGGGAGCGGGACCGCTCCCGCACTGGCCAACGTCGACGTCTGGATCGGCGGCACCCAGGCCGTCGCAGCCGGTGTGGCCCAGTCCGGGTTCTCTCTCTCCAGCTCGAACCCGGACGCCGCGACGCTGCGGCTCGTCGTCGATCCGACCGCGGACTTCGACTCCGACGTCGACGTCGACGTCCGCGTCACCGAGTCCGGCAGCTCCCTGGACGAGACGTACACCTTCGGAACCGAGGACCAGACGAGCCCGAGCGTCGTCTCTGCGGATGCCCGCACGCAGCTGATCGTCCGCGTCACGTTCTCCGAGCCCGTCCTTCAGTCGTCGGCGTCCGGGGCGACCGACGCCCTGAACCCGGACAACTACGCGTTCTCTCGGAACACGACACCCGCGGTCGACGTCGTCGCCGAGTCCGTCGCCGCGGTGGACGCGTCCACCGTCGACGTCACGGTCGACGAGGAGCTGTCGTTCGGCTCCGCGTACCTGCTGACGGTCACCGACGTCGTCGACGTCTACGGGAACGCGATCGGTCCTCCGACGAACGCCGTTGAGTTCGAGAGCCTGGCTCAGCCGTGGCCCGCCGGTCGGCGGTTCCTGCTGTGGGACTTCATCCCTCAGCTGAACAAGACGGAGGACCACACGGGGGAGCTGGCGCTCTGGATCGCCTGCCTCCAGGACGTCACCGACCTGCTGCTCAAGCTCATCGACGACTGGACGACGATCCTCGACCCGGACGTCGCCCCCGAGCGGTATCTCGACGCGATGCTGGCCGACCTCGGCAATCCGTTCGCGTTCGACCTGAGCGAGATAGACAAGCGGCGGCTCATCCGCGTGCTGACCGACATCTATAAGGAGAAGGGGACGGCCCAGGGGATCATCGACGTCGTTCGGTTCTTCCTCGGGCTCGACGTCACGATCGAGACGTACAACGGTCTCGGCTGGGAGCTCGCCCACTCCGACAGCCCGACGCTGGACGGTCAGAGCCCCGGGAGCGGCCCGGGCGACGAGCTGTCCAGCGCCGAGACCGAGCCGGCGGACGCGGCCGAGCTCGGGCCGGGGGATCGCCGCCTGCTCTACAGCTTCGAGATCCACTCCGCGGTCTCGCTGACGGACGAGCAGCGGGCGCGGATAACGCAGATCGCCGAGCTCATGAAGCCGGCCCACGAGCACCTCGTGCGGATCGTCGAGCCGACGACGCCCGTGGAGTACGACCACCTGGAGCTCGGCGTATCCGGGCTCGGGAAGGCGGGCGGCCCGTCCGGCGACTGGCAGCTGCACTAGGGAGGACAGGACGATGAACCGATTCGACTTCTTTTTCCGCCAGAAGGTCACCGAGGGGGAGCTCGACGGGGCGTTCGACGCCGTCGATGCCGCCCTGAAGAACTGGGCCCTCGACAACGGGATCGTCGGCGTCACGAGCGGCGGAGAGGTGACAGAGAACGCCGGGACCCCGAACATGACGGTCGACGTCGCCGGGCCCGCGAGCATCTATCAGCAGGAGGGGAAGCGGGTCACGTGGACGGCCCAGCAGGACGTCGACTGCTCTGTCGACGAGAACTCGAACCCGACGGCCGTCACGACGAGCGGGAACGAGAAGTACATCTCGCTGTTCGCCCAGCACGTCGTCACGCAGTCCGACCCGCGTCTCGACGGCGATGGGACGACCGTCTACTTCTCGCTGGCCGACGGGTTCCAGATCAACGTCGTCCAGGGGGCCGAGGCGCTGGCCGGGACCGCCACCCCGCCGGCGCTACGGAGCACGCAGATCCTCCTGACGGACGTCCTCCTGACGTACGGGATGACGCAGATCCTGAACGCCGACATCGACGACTCGCGCCGAGAGTGGGCCTTCAAGACGTCCGGGATCACCCCGGGGATCGCCGTCGGGACCGCCGAGGAGGCGATCCAGGCTCTCGCCGACGCCGGCGGGCTCCAGTACGGCGGCGGCGGGACCTGGCACGACGGGACGACTAATCCGGCGACGACCGTCGAGGCCCAGCTCGACAAGCTGGTCGCCGAGCTGGCCGATGAGAGCACGTACGGCGACGGCGGCGCCGACAAGATAGGCGACAACGCGATCGACGCCGGGACGTATCCGGACCAGCTCGATCTGTCGGCCGGCTCCGTCCGCGACCATCTCGAGGCGATCTACAGCTTCGCCATCAGCAACCGCCTGTCGACGTACCTCCAGGAGGTCATGAACTGGGGGCAGACGGTCGACGCGGCCGGCGGGTCGTCCTACGCCTGCAAGGCTCTCGTATGGGACGAGGACAACGAGGCCCACGTCATGTTCGCCGACACGGGCGCCGCGGCGAAGGCGCTGACCGGCCTGGCCGGAACCGGCATGTACTCCAACTGCGTGGCCTTCGCCGGCGGCGGGATGGACCTCGTCCACGACGCCGTCTACAACCGCTCGTCCAATCTCAGCGTCGCCGTCGGACGGGAGAGCGCCGCGAACGGGGCCGCCATCCAGACGTCTGCC